CCCACGCTTTACAGGACTAATGTCCCTCCAACCTAAACTTTAGGGTTTAGGCCAAGCCAAGTATCTCTCTCGGGTGTATTGCTACACCTGGAAAGATGCTATGCCTGGGAACGTAGCGGACTCGCGTCCGCCAAACGCCCTTCGTTGGGTTTCCGGCATGTCCGTTGCTTCTCGGATTCTGCCGTTCTACTCGACGAAGTTTGTACGCGTACATCGCCCCCTCATGCGCCTCAGACAATCGAGGCGTATAAACCAGAACATGGCACCTAAAACCATGATTCCGGTCCTCCGATTTAAAATCGGAAAGAGGACGTAGGAAACCGTCATCTCCTTGAACCCCTATCGGGACTCTTGGAAATGGCCTGAGTGGGTATGCATTAGTAACCACTCGAGCTGCTTTGGTGAAGAGAGAATGACCTTCCTCTTCGCCTATCAGCCGGATTCCAAATCGCACGAGGCGATTATGTGCACGTACAAGTTCAGAAGGAGCTCTCACGATTTCCTTCTGGTAAACTGGGGTTACTTCCAGACCCCTGTGGAAATGTTTCCCACAGGATTCGAAGAAGTATCCTTCTTTGAATGACTTCTTTTCATTCACCTCGAACCCGCAGATAGTGAGTATCTCTACAGCACTATCGTAGGATTCGCGTGGGATGATCAGATCGTCACCATAGACGGAAACCAGTTTACGTCTGCTCGAATCCTCAACAACTGAGCTCATAAGAGCCCAGAAGATGAGAGACTCAAGCTCGAAACAGAACGCATTCCCCATGGAGGCGAACTTTTCAGTTCGGATCCACTCACCGTCCACACAAGTTTCATGTGAGCGGAGAGCATCGAGGAATAGGTACCAATCGAGCGGTAGCAGACTGGCGACAAGTTCGCAGGATATGGTGTCGGACGCGGCGCTCAAGTCGAGCGTCGACAATGAGAAGTTGATCGCTTCGCGAGCCAACTCCTGATTGATGGACTGATCGTCCAGATCGACACCAAACCGCTTAAGCCGACGACGCATATACTGATGAACACCTTGCTGGAGAAAACTATTTCCAGTAGGCTCAGCAGCTATGCATCTATCGGTTTTGGCGTTCTTCGGTACGGTAAGGAACCTCGACCCTCTAACTAGGTTAAAGTTAGATTTGGTCAGGGATACACGCCCATCTGGCAAAACACCAGTCAGGCATGAAACCCAATGAGGATCCGACTCGATCACTGCCCTTAACCAGGGTAGTGCCAAGGCCGTAACGGAGATGGCTTGGAGCATCTTTTTGTCCGGCGTTGCGTCCTCTCGACTCACGTCGAAAGTCGCGCCGGGTCCCCACTTGCAACCATCAAATATCACGGAGGGCCTTAAGGGACCTAATACCGCAGCAATTTTACGTTGAGCGTTAAACATAACGCTTTCAACGCGTGCAGTAAATGCACGGTGCCGCAGTTCTCGGAACCTCAAATTGGTCGCGCGACATCTGATCTCGGAAAGTTTCCACTTTTCGAGTGCGACTTTCCGGGTATTCCGCTTGACCTTCAAACCCTTGTACTTTGAAAGGTACTCGGTTATGAAATAGTCAAGCATAAACTCCCGGGAGTCAGGAGTTGCAATATCGGCTGGTGGAAGCTCCAAAAGAGCATCCTGGTCGTGCTGAAAGCACAACCACACCGATAAGGCCCTTGGTGAATTGATGCGCTCGCAAACGGTCTGCACAACAGACCGCATAACATCGCTGTTCTTGCGGGACATTTCAATCACCTATGCAGGTCAGAACGGGGTGATAAGCGTTTCAACCAGCGCGACGAGTTGAGTCTCGTTTTGCAGGTTGTACGTCATCTTCCTCAGATCCTTACGGTTCTGAAGAGAACACCGTTCTGGCATCACGTACTCCGCAAAAGACCGCGGAACGTACGAGATAGTCGGAGCAGGAGAGATACCCGAAACGGTATTGTTAGTAACGTTTTCGAGTACCGGCTCATGCAAACCGATCACTGCACGGTAGGTACGCTGGGCGGAGTTAGCCCCGGCAGCCGCCGGCCCCGGGCGCTTCAGCTGATAGCTGATGCGCCA